TATAAAATATATTTTCTTGCACCATCCAATACTTTCTTTTCCCAAAGATCTGGGTATTTCTTTTTACAAAAAACCATGTAATTAAATAAGAATCTATCTCTTTCATCTGGCAGTTTATTACTATCATCAATTGTTTTTGATATAGCTTGTAAACAGGGTGGGCCATCGTTAAATTCTTCTGCACCACCTAACAATATTTTATTTATATGATCATCAATAAATTCATTTAATTCTTTTTCACTTTTTAAATTAGCCTCAACAACCTGTATATATTGATCAAAACTAAACTCTGTTCCATCTAGATTTAATGCAACTCGTTCTATTCTATTGTAATATGGTAAATTAATAAAATTACCATTAGTAAAACTACCATCTGATCCTGTTCCAAGTTCCGTTTGTTTTGGATATATTTCTGTTGTTGGATCTAACTCTAATGTATATAATAGTTTGTCTAAAAAATTTCTTAAAAAACTAGCTTTAACTTTTTCTTTTGTATGTATGTATAAATGTAGTCCACCACTTTTAGATTTAACTGGTATGACAGGTAGATTATTTTTTTGAATTATTTCTAAATATTTTCTAGGGCTAAAATTTTGATATGCTTTTGAATCTATATCTATGGCACCAAAACTAACCATGCCATTGTCATCACAAGGCTGTATACCAATAGACTTCTCTCCCTTGAGATGTTGAAGATAATCTAAACTAGTTAATGGCTTACCTGCCCAACCGTGTTTTACTTTAAACTTTCCTGTGGTTGAATCTTTGTAGCCGTTAGTAATTTCTGCGTATCCATAATCTCTTTTTAATCCATCAAATATTTTAACAAACTTCTGTTCCATGCGAATATTTTGTGGGCGTTTCTACTCTCGCTTCGACGCCCACAACCTAGGATTCTAGTAATGACTTGCTTCACTCGTTTGAGTTTCTTCACCATGTTTTACTTGAACATCTCCTTTAGAGATACTCTCTGCAAAACTTTTAGCTTGATGGTAAAGATCAGCATTCTCAACTGGACCTAATTTGGTAACTTCCCAACCAAACCAACTACCTTTGTCGTTGGACTGTTGATTAGTCTTCAATACATATTGATGACTGAATGATGCAGGTGTGAACATACCGTTCTTACCTTTAAGTTTTATACTTTGCATCATAGAGTTCCATTTTCTACTAATCTTTAATTGTGTAGATTTCATGGCAATCAATGCAGTTGTAGGAACATTTCCTGCAACCAGTATGAAGTGTTGAGCAGTCTTTTCAATATAGTTACCGTTTGATAACCTATCTTTATAATCTGCCCCTCTAGTTGTTTTAGTCATGATGTCTGAAGAAGAAGGATAAATATTTACCGGTGCTCCCGATCCATCTTTACCTCTATCTCTCCATTCAACATACTCCAACTTATAGTGACAAGGTATGACAATCACACCTTTCTCACCATCGAAAAGGTCACCTGTTACTGAATTGTATATCATTCCAGGTGCTGCCCCTTCTACATACTTGCCGTCTCTCTTATTTACTTCTGGAGAAAGCTGACCAAGTATTTTAAGAAATGGTAATGCTAAATCATCTTGAGTTAGATTACCCATTCCCATGTTTGCGTCTTGCTCAAAGTTGCTCACCGCCAATGACCCATTCGCCTTCTTTATTGGTTCTTTGCTCATCGTTATTTACTCCTTGTAATTTTGGTTCGGTTTCCTGCGAACACATTAAATAGTTCCGTGGGCATCTCTTGTCCAGCTTCAAGACGCTCACGGACTAAAGCTTTAAGTGTCATGGGTTCAACCTTTAATTTCTGGACAGGTTGATATCCTTGACCTTGTGCAAGGACAGCATATTCTGCTGCCTTGTTGTCTTCGTTACGACCAAAGGAAACTGTGATCTCATTTTTAATAAGATCACCCAAGCCGTTACTACGAAGCCAGTTAAATGCCTCTTCCTTTTTTGCAGGTGATATCGAGGCACCATAAATCGGTTTTACTTCAACAGAAGAACCGTCAGATAATTTAAGAGTAGATAGATTCATCTCTTGCATCATTGTAGGAATTACTTCTCCCGACATAACTTCAATATCTTTTTTAAGTTTTTTAACTTGCTCTTCTTGTTTTGCTAAATCCTCTTCCATAGATTGTAGTTTTACTACCTGTTCAGATAAAGATTTAGCATCGTTAACTTTTGTCAACGAGTCTTGTTTATCTTGTTCAAAGTTTATATTCATTTTTACTCCTTTTTTGCTTTCGTATGTTATTTATAGTTATATAAAATCCTATGTCAAGTTTATTCTTCAATATTTCCTTTCTCGTATAAATTGACTTTTATAGGATAATACATCTTTTCTTGTCTATCCCATTTTAAAAAACTAAATTTTCCGCTAGTGATATCTGAAACTATTGAACAGGCCACACCAATTATGGCAGGATCTCCTGTTAATAACAAATAATCTTTTTCGTTAAAATTTCTTAAAAGTTTTCTGAGTTTAAAAATTAATGGACCTGGAGACATTATTATTTGTGAATTTTCTGGCAACAAAGTTATTATTTCTCCATACCTTGAAGCTCCCATGATATTAAATTTAGGTGTGCCTAGTCTAGTTCCTGGTAATTCTTGTATTACGTATACTTTCGAATTGTATGTATTTTTTATTTCTTCATATTTCATTATTGACTTTTTTCCTTTCAACTTATATATAGGATATTAGAAAGAAAAAGTAAACATATGAATTATAAATTTAAAACCAAGCCTTTCGCACATCAATTGAAAGCCTTGAAAAGATCATGGAATAAACCTTATTTTGCCTACTTCATGGAAATGGGTACGGGTAAGTCTAAGGTATTAATAGACAATATATCTATGTTGTATGATCAAGGTAAAATTGATGGTGCTCTAATAGTTGCACCAAAAGGTGTTTATAAAAATTGGTATGATCAAGAAATTCCTACACATATGGTTAAACATATAGATAAAAAAGTGGTTCTTTGGCAGGCTATGATAAGCCAAAAACAACAAAGAGAATTGGATAGTTTATTTAAAACAGGGGAGGATCTACACGTATTAATTATGAATGTTGAAGCTTTGTCTACACAAAAAGGTGTTGACTTTGCAAAAAAATTTTTATTCTCACATAGAGCATTAATGGCTGTTGATGAGTCTACAACAATCAAAAATCCTGATGCAAAGAGAACTAAAAGTATTTGTGATTTAGGATTAGCATCTAGATATAATAGAATACTTACAGGTTCACCAGTTACAAAATCTCCGTTAGATCTATTTAAACAGTGTGAATTTTTACAGCCAGAGTTATTAGGTTTTTCATCTTACTATGCTTTTAGATCTAGATTTGCAAAATTAAAAACTATGAACTATGGTGGTAAGTCTTTTCAATTAGTGACTGGTTACAAAAATCTAGATGAATTAGCAGAAATAATAAAACCTTTTTCAGAGAGAATATTAAAGAAAGAGTGTCTAGATCTACCTCCTAAAACCTATATCAAAAGAACCATACAACTATCTACTGAACAACAAAAGCTTTATAATCAAATGAAACGTATGGCTATAGCAGAGCTGCATGGCAAGACAATGACAACAGCTACAGCTTTGGTTCAGTTGATGAGACTACAACAGATTACCTGCGGTCACTTCAAGGCTGATGATGGATCTGTTAAACAAATAAAAAATAATAGAATATCTGAATTGTTAAGTGTGTTAGATGAGGTGGAGGGTAAGGCTATTATCTGGTGCCATTGGAGACATGATATACAGAATGTTGTTGCTGCCATTACTAAAGAATATGGTCCTCGATCCGTTGTCACATATTATGGTGACACAACATCAGAACAGAGACAAAAGGCTATCAAAGAAATACAAAACAAAAATGGTGAGGTCAGATTCTTGGTAGGTACACCTCAAACTGGCGGGTATGGTATCACACTTACAGAAGCAAATACAATGATTTATTTTTCAAATGGTTATGATTTAGAGAAAAGAACACAGTCGGAGGCTAGAATAGATCGTATCGGTCAAACTAAAAGTATGACTTACGTAGATATAATTGCAGAAAAAACTGTTGATGAAAAAATTGTTAAAGCATTAAGAAAGAAAATAGATATAGCTAGTCAGATAATGGGAGAAAAATTAGAAGAATGGATCTGATAATATTAAATGATGGACTATATCAGTTGATACCTGTAACAAAACAGATGTTAGAAGGTATAGAATTATTTGATGAGATAAATTGTTTAGATCTTTGCGATATACTTAGATTAAAATTAACTGGTTATGTGGATACTCTTAACTTACATATAATGAATGATGGCAGTGGTACTATGATGGGCTGTATGTGTCGTTAGTATTACATATGATTAGATAAGATAGCTAATAGTATGGCCCCTAGACCGCCTATAATCCACTTTTCTAATCTTGCTATTCTGGTTTCCATCCTGTCGATTCTCTCGAATGTTTGTTTCTGCATTATTCGACAGATCTTTTCGTGATATTCTATTTTCTGCAGTGCTGATTTTCTTGGCATTATACTGTCCTTAATAAATTAAATCTATTACCTAATGTATCTGCTCTAGCTAATTCAGTTAGAGTAGGTTGCTTTATAGTTTGTGCAATAACTTGAGAACTAGGTTGTGTGGTTAAGTTTGGATCTACGGGTAATTCTGCTTTTGGTTGTATGGTTTCTATTCCTATAGATTGATCTGCTGCATCTTCAACTCCTCTTAAAATAGTAAGAGTAGGAAATAAGGTTAAATTAATTGCTCTGTCTACTGACTCTCTTGTATCTTCTAAACTAGTTCCTCTTAAATCAGATGTAACCTCTCTCATAGATTCTAAGGCTTGATCTATTTCAAGTTCAACTTTAGCTGCCTGAATAGGATCTTCTATTTCTAATCTTCTTAATTGTTCTCTAAAAGTTTTTTCACTGAAGCTAGGGACTTTAAACTCACCATTTACCAATTTATCTACCTCAGATTTATTTCTTATTCTAGCTTCTAATATTTTTCTTATTTCAGAATCATCAATATTTAAAGTTTCAAAATCATTTAAAACTTGTCTAAATGTTTTTTGAGAATCAAATGAGTCTAATATATATTCTTTAAAGCCAGCTAATCTTTCTTCTGCATTAGCATCTGCCCTAAGAACACTTCTTCCGAAATTACTTCTTATATTTTGTTTATCTTTATTAAAAGCTGTAATTATAAAAGGCATGCTATTTAAAGGTTTAGCTTTTTCAACTCTAATTCCTGCTAATAAAGCTCCTATTTCTGTTTTAGCATCTAGTTGAGATCCATATTGCGTAAAAGTTCCTGTAATACCTTTATAAACTCTTCTTACACTTCTATTAGCTCCAGGTTCTAATTGTGTAAATAAATGTGCTAATGACTTATCAATTTTTTCTAAAGCATTGTCTTGATCAGGAAAATAAATTTGTCTACCATCTCTTGTTTTTCCTCCTCTAAATACAATATCAAAAACTGCCTCAGCACCAATAGATTCTGATACAAATGGATCTAAAAATTCTGCTATTGCGCCTGGAGTATTTGTTAGACGATCTCCAAACAATGCATTAAATACTATTTCGTCTTCTCGGCCACTTAAAGTTCCGTTAGCATAAGCATTTAAGACTGCGTTTACTGGTCTTATTAATGAATCATAGGGATTAGAGTAAGAAAAATTAAAATAATCAAACTCTCCTTTAAAATCGGGAGCAGTCAAAGGTATAAGAGTAGCGTTTTTTTGATAGATAGGAGCTGCTGATCTTTGAAAAGCTTTCATTTTATCTTCTGTTACACCAGTTATCTGTTCTGCTGTGTACGCTATAGCAGAACCTATACCACCAAAAACTGTTGAAGCACCTAAAAGTCTTCTAGCACCCATTTGTCTTATGTATGGGTTTGAACTTGTTAATTCTCTAGCTCCAATATTTATTATATGAGCACTTGTTCTTAATATCTCTGCAGGAAAAGCTATGAAATTTCCAAAAGGTAGTTTTCTAATTGCTCTTATAACTTCAGGGACTTTACTGTATGTCGGAATAGTGTTTGTAACTAAATAAGCAGAGATATCTTTAACATTTCCTATTTCATCAAATTGTCTAGCTAAACTTCTTTTAACACTTAAGTCCGTAGTATTTAATATTTTTTGATTTATTCTTAATAATTCATCTGATTTTCTTGCTTCTCTTCCAACTGTTTTATACCAATCAATTATGTTTTCTCTAAAAGCAGCATCTCCTGCAATTCCTTTTGAATTATGTCTAAAAGCTGTTCCTAAAAGATCTTGATAAAATTCATCAGAATAAAATTTCCAAACATTATCTCCTCCTTGATAAAGATCAAAAGCTCTTTTTACAGTTGGGTTAGTCATTAATCTAGTTAAACTAAACTTACCATCTTTAGATTGTTGCAATATTGTTTTTATTTCATTAACCTCGATATTAGAATCTTGAACACCTCTAGCTACCTTATCTCCAAGTATTCTATTTAATTTAACTATATCTACATTTTTTCCTGGAAAAATATCATCAGCTAATAATTTAAAAGAATCTCCTAAACTAACTCTTCCTCCAATTAAACCATTTGCTAAAGCAAAAAAACCTGCTGTTGATACGTTTCTTATTTGTGTCATAGGTGAGAAAACCGTTTTACCTATTTGACCAGTAGCTTTAACTGACATTAATGCTTTGTATAAAGGAATATCATACAAAGATGCAAAAGATTCATCCACTCCTCTAATAGCGTTTGATATTTCAGGAGTTGTTAAAAGACCTCTGCCATCAGCCCCCGAGGTAAACATTTTACTAGAAAATTCTTCTCCATAATTAATTTTAGGAACAACTCTAACTAAATTATTTGGATTAACATTTCTTGCCACTGCGTCTCCAAAAGATCTAAAAAACAAACCAGACTCTAATCCTGTTTCAGCTAATCTATCAAAAGTTTTTTTAGCATAAATTTGTTTTCCAAACTGCATAAAAGTATCTGTAACTGCCGCTCTATAATCTGTTGAAGTTTCTAAAAATGCATCTGTAACTGGTTTATATTTTCTAATATCCATTACATCTTGAATAGTTGCTCCTTTTCTAAGCATTTCTGCTTGTATAGAAGTTAGTTCTTCACCTACTTGTTTAAATTTTTTTTCACCAGCTTCAAATAATCTAAGACCTTTAGCTTCAAGAATAGGTTTTCTTAGTTCTTTAGTTGGTATTTTAAAAGTTTGAGCAACTGCATTAAATATAGTATCTGGAGATCTATTACTCTCTATTATCTGTCTTTTTAAATATTCCATTCGATTTGTAGAATATTCATCTAATGCTTTTAACCATTGTGGACTAGTAGTGTCAGTGGTTTTAGCTAATGTATTAACATCCTCAGCTAAATCTCTGTTTACAATTTTTTTAGTTTTTGGATTATATATTAAATTTTTAAAAAAACTTTGTGCTCCTGCAATTTTTTTAGGGTCAAATTTATAATCTTTATTTTTAAAGGCAGAAAATACTTGTCTCATATAAGCACCTCTATTTTTTATTATTTCGTTTCCAATCGCAGCCATTGCCTCATCATCAGAGTCTGCTAATAATTTCCCATATTGGTTACCTAATTGTTTCATAGTTGCTTTTAATCTTCTAGCATTACGTGCAATATTTGTTTTACCAGTTACATCTATCTGTTTTATTCTTTCAAATAAATCTGCTGCTTCTTTTCCTCCCGCTCTTAAATAATCATTTATTAAATCATTTTCAGCTTTAGCTATAGGCACACTTTTAAAACCTTCTTTAAATCTAATTGCATAACCGCTAGCAATATCTTTAAAAGAAGTGTCAATACTGTTCATTAATTTAATTAAATTTTTTTCTGTTTTATTTAATAAACCTGCTTTAGTTTCCAGTATTCTTTTACTCTCTACATTTAAAGGACCAGGTGATTTAAATATGTTTGATACATTATCAAAACCTTTGAGAAGTCTTTCTTTAAATGGAGCATTAGGACTTTTAGATAAAAATTTCCAAGAATCTCTTTCGGGTATATTTAATTTTTGCATCGTTTTATCAACAACTTCATCAAATTTTTCTCCTGTTTTAGTAACTCCTTTTTGAACCACCTCTGTTCCTAAAACTTTTCTTAATGGGTTTGCAACAGTGTAATCTAACGCTCTTAGTGTTTGACCTCCAACAAAACCAACTGCTTTACCTGCGGGTTTTATTCCATATTTAAAACCTAACGTTCCTGCAACAGGAAGTGCTGCGGTAACACCTCCACCAATTAAAATACCCTCAGCACCAAATTTTATTTTTTGTTTAAAATCTTCTGCTGCTTTTAAAGAACCTTTTAGTTGTCCTCCTTTATAATCTTCTTCGTAACCTAAAGTTTGAAATAATGTTCTATTTTCTTCTGGATCTGAAACTACAAAATCTGTAACTCCACCTATAGCACCATAGTATCCTGCACGTTTTGTAAGTTCTTTTGCTTTTAAGCCTATTGTTGGAAGACTTGATAGTTTAGTAATTTTACTGGCTCCAGCTAAAAGTTTGATACCAGTTGCTAATTTATTTATTAATGTAAAAGGGGCTCCATATTGACCCAAAATACTAGCAAATTCTCCTACAGGTGTATCAACCTCTGGTTTAATATTTTCAAAAATTTTATCAATTGCTGATCTTATATTCGTGTCCGCAATATAATCTATTGGTAGAAACCCTAATTTAACTAATTCTTGTACAGCGGTGCTAACTCCTCTGGTAGCACCAGCAGGTATATCAGTTACGTAATCTAAAAAACCAGGTTTCTTTTTAGGATCTAGTTCTGATGGATCGTTGTTTGCAAGAAGACTTTCAAAATAACTTGCCATAGTGCTCCTATGCTGTATCTTGTGGAAGTATTAAATTAACTCCGTATTTAACATTAAATTTATTTACATCACCTTGAGTTCGAATATATGCAAAATCTTGTAAAGCTTCTTCACTAGTAGAAATTAATCTTACAACATCGTCTGTTATTTCTTTTGGTAATCTTGTTCTAAGTTCTTCAAAGTTTAAACTAGTGTCAACAGGAGATGCAGGTGCCTCTGCTGCTTGACCTACTGTTCCTGGAAAAGATTCTGCTAAACCAATTCTACCACCATCTTTTGCCTCAGTTGTAGTTATTAGTCTTCTTATTAAATCATCACTAATTTTATATTCTCTTAATAATAACAAATTAGATTCTATATCTTTTTCTAATTTTTTAATTTGGGTTTCTAATGTTTTTCTTTGTTCTGTTTTATCAAGAGGTATTTTATCTAAAGCTAATTTTTTATTTTCTATACTTTTTGTATCTTGTCTGATTAATCTTGTTATATCAGAAACTTGTCCAATTGTGGCTTTTGAAAGATTTGAGCTGTCTTTAATTCCTATAATACTTTCTAATGTTTTAATATCTTCTAAATCTTGTTCTGTTTTATTAGCTTTATTTACTAATGCTTTATACTCATCAACTTGTCTTTCTGTAAAAGTTTTTTTATCAGCTAATATAGCTGCTTTTTCTAATTCATTAGTAGCAGCAAAAGCTAATTTAGCTAAATCTGATTTATCTTTTTTCTTACTTGCAGCTATTCCTAATAAACGTTGATTTAAAACAGCAGCTTTATCAGCAAGAGAACCAGGTGTTCCAACAGCATCAGACAAAGCTAAGGCTACTTTACCCTTAGTCTCTCTATTAGTTGATCCTAGGTATTTTTCTAGTCTAGATAATTGTTTTTTATATACATCATCATAACTAAATTCTTCTACATCACCACCTGGATCTGTATCTTTTGATTCTGTTTTAATTTCTTTTTTCTGTTCAGGAAGAACTTTGGCTTCTCTTAATACCGCATCTAATACAGACTCTCCTGGTCTTGGTGTAACTACCCCGCCTGAAACCTCAAAATCATCTGTTTCATCTTTAATAGGCAGTCCTGTTTCTGGATCTAAACCTTTTTCTTTAAATAATTTCTTTTTACCACCTCTTGGAAAGAAACCAGGTGCTTCTCCTATATCTCCACCTTTATCTATATATTCTAAAACATCACCTAC